GGTCTACCGCTTATCGGGTCCGATCAACGAAACGGGGGACTACGCGGTCAACTTCGATGCCGACCCGACCTATTTTAGCGTCCCCGACCACGCAACGCTCGATCTCGGAGACGTGTTCACGCTGGAGTGCTGGGCCAAGCGCAGCGAGACAGGGACGATTCAGGTCATTTTCTCGAAGGGTTCCGGCTCTGGAGAACTGGCGTTCAACGCCAGCGACACCGTGGCGCTTCACAAAACAGGCACCAGTCAGATCGTTGCCTCAACGTCCACGATCACGGACACGGCGGCGTACCACCATCTCGTCGCTGTTAAAAACGGTGCGAGCTCTGCGATCATCTACATCGACGGGGCTGATGTCTCGGGATCGGTAACAGATGAGCCCTGCACAAGCACGGGCGACCCGCTCATCCTTGGCTCTGAGGCCGGTGGCTCTCTGTGTGTCAACGCACTACTCGATGAGATCGCCCTTTATGGGACGCCACTCTCGGCGGCGCGAGTGCTAGCGCACTACCAAGCGGCAACCTCCACCGCCACTGAGTCTGCGATTTACCAAAGCGACAGGCTGCGGAAATCGACGATAAGGATTTCGTGAACGATGCCCGCCATCGCCTACAGCTCGCAAGGCTCGGGAGTTGCTACTGAGGCCAGCGGGGGCGCGCTCTCGCCGCTCTGTCCGGCGACGGTCAACGGCAACGACATCCTCATCGCCCATGCGTGGTACGAGGGCACGGCGACCACGCCTAGCACCCCGTCGGGGTGGACGCTGTTGGCGGGGCCGTACACGGTGGAATCGGCCTTTCGCCACTGGGTATTCGGGAAGTTGGCCTACGGGGATGAGGACGGGGCCACCGTCGCATTTGGCACGCCAGCGGTGACGACGATGCGCGCAGCGCGCGTCTACAGCTTCACCGGCTACGAGGCGGGCCTGATAACCGAAGTCGTCCTGGGCTTCGCCCACATCTCCCACGCCACCGACCCGCAGATGCCCACGGTGACAACGACCGTGCGGGGCGGGCTGGCGGTGGCGCTCGTGGGGCAGGCAGACGACAACCCGCAGGCAAGCGCCACGGGTGAATCGGGCGGCGACTGGACGGAGGCGGTGGCCGAGTACGCACAGGCAGCGACCACGCCGGATTCGGGCATGGGCGTTCAGACCTGTCGGCCCACGGCTGACCCCGGCACTGTGTCGGGCGGCTCGATCTCGACCGTGGACGATCCATGCGGCGTCATCGCCTTCGAGATTCGCCCCTACCCGCACGAGAGCTTCAACCTTCTGACCTCGCCTAAGACGCACCCGAGGAACTTCGCCTAATGCCAGGAGCGCCTGGACGATTCATCCCCGAGCTGCCCGAGTTCGAGGCGTGGCTTCGCGCTACGGCACCCGCAGTCACCCAGTACGTCACGCTGACGGAGGCGGCCGAGGCCGATTCGGCGCAGGCCATCACGTTCACGAAGCCGATCGTCGTCACGTTGACGGCTGCGGTCGAGGCGGATGCCGCTCAAGCTGTCGACTTCGACAAGGTCATATACACGGCACTTACGGCTGCGGCCGAGACGGACGCGGCGCAGGCTCTCTCGGTCACGCATCCGATCATCGTCACGCTGACGCCGGCGACAGAGACGGACGCGGGGCAGACGCTCTCTGTCACGAAGACGATCTTCACATCGCTGACCGCGGCGACGGAGAGCGACGTCGCGCAGGTTCTCGAGGCCGACAAGCGGCTCGCCGTCACGGCTGGTGCAGAGGCTGACAGCGCACAAGCCGTCTCTTTCACGAAGACGATCTTCAAGTCGCTTACCGCCGCGGCGGAAACTGACAGCGCGCAGATCGCAGACGCGGACAAGCACGTCGCCATCACTCCCGCGTCTTCGAGCGAGGCGGCGCATTCGCTCACGATCGCGGCCAGGTTCACTCCTGCCACGGAGACTGACGCGGCGCAAGCGCTCGACGTCGAGAAGCACGCTGCGCTCGTGGCGGCGACCGAGGGCGACGCCTCGCAGATCCTCGTTCACGTCAAGACGGTTGCGCTCGTCGCCGCTGTCGAGAACGACACGGCGCAGGCGCTCTCGTATTTCATCCCTGGCGGCGGGTACACGCTCACGCCCGCCACGGAGGCGGACGCCGCGCAACTACTCAGCGCCGCTCGCTCTGTCTACCTCTCCCCCGCTCTGGAATCCGGCCTGGCCGTTCCGCTGACCTTCTCAATGATCGCCGGTCCTCCGGGATCTCCGACATTCGCGCTCACGGGTTCCGGGCGGCGGCGGGCGGTCGGCCGGTCGGATGCGACCGGCGCGAGGGTGAGTTCAGGCCGCACACACGCCCCCGTCGACTAGGAGGCTTCATGCCCGCACCTGACTACGTTCTGCGTCAAGGAGACTCGGGGCAGACCATCACGAGCGTTTGCACCGACGAGGACGGGGCTGCCGTGAACATCTCGGGCGCCACGGTGCGATTCCTGATGGCTCCACTCACGGGTGGCGACGCCGTGCTGGCCGCTACTGCCCAGAACGAGAACGGCACGAATCAGGGCCAGGTGTCCTACGAGTGGGAGGACACGGACTCGGCGATGGCGGGGCACTTCATCGCCGAGTTCGAGGTCACGTTCGGCGGCGGTGCTGTCGTCACCTTCCCGAACGCGGGCTACATCGTCGTCCAGATAACCGAGCAAATCACGGAGGCCATATGACGGACTACATCACGGCCGAGGATCTGAAGCAGTCGGGCGAGCTCAAGGGCACGACGTACGCAGACCGCGACATCGCGCGAGCCATCCCCGCGGCGTGTCGCGCCATCGACGACGTCTGCCATCGCAGCTTCGGTCAGGACGCCCAGCCCGTGCAGCGGTTCTACAGGGCCACGACACGGGAGTTCTGCTGGATCGACGACGTGGCGACGCCTGCGGACGACGCAACCGAATCGCCGCTTGCCGTCATCGATCTCGACCGCGCTGCAACCGGCGACTACTCCGAGGTCTGGACGGAGGGCGAGGACTACAAGCTCGAGCCGCTGAACGCGCTCGCAGACGGCAAGCCCTACGAGATGCTCAGGGCGATTCGCACGTTCTTCCCGGCCCACGCAGGCGCCGTCCGCGTCACTGCCCGCTTTGGCTGGACGGAACCGCCGCCGCAGGTCATCGAGGCGGCTGTCCTGCTGGCGAACAAGCTGATCGTGCGCGTCCGCCAGGCACCGTTCGGCATCGTCACGGCGGGCGCCGACGTCGGCGTGGCGATGAGGATCGCCCGCTCCGATCCAGACGTTGCCATGCTGCTCGACGAGCTGACCCGGGACATCCTCGTCTAGTGGCGGCGCCGATCGATATCCGCACGGAACTCGCGGCGTCCCTGTCGAGCCTGGACATGCAAATCTCGCCGTACGTCCTTACTCAGCCGACGCCGCCGTGCGCGTACGTCGGTCTCGGGCCGACCGAGTACGACCGCTCGATGCGACGCGGCCACGACAGCTGGACGTTTCTCGTCACTGTGCTCGTCGGCTTCGTCCATGACATCGGCGCGCAGATGACACTCGATGCGTTTCTGATGTCGCACGGGCCGACTTCGATCAAGACACTGATCGAGGCGGACAAGACGCTCGACGGCACGGTGATCCAAGCATGGGTTCCGAGCGTGTCGGCGCCTCGCGTCTATCAGCTCGAAGGGATCCAGCACGCAGTCATCGGCGCCGAGTGGACGGTTCATGCGATGGCCGACGGAAGGGAGTAGCGAATGGCAACGCACTACGAGGTCATCGGTCTGGCGACCGTGCTCGGCCACAGGCCCGGCGAGAAGTTCCACGCAGACCTCGAACCCGCGCACGAGGCGCGGATGCTGAAAGGCCGCTTCCTCGCGATCGTCGAGAAGCCGGCGAAGGCGAAAACGCCGAAGGCGGACGACGTCGACGGCGACACCGAAGAAGGAGGAGTAACCGATGGCTAAGGAAGTCATCTTCGACGCCTCGGTCGAGATCGACGGCGTCGACCTGTCCGATCACATGCGGTCGGTGACGATCACGCGCGAGGCCGAGGAGATCGACGTGACGAGCATGGGCTCGCACGCGAAGGAGCGCCGCCAGGGGCTCCGCGGCGATCAGTTCGAGTTCGAGGTCTTCCAGGACACCGCAGCCTCGTCCGTCGACGACGTCCTCGAGCCGCTGTTCGACTCGGGCGACGCGTTCTTCGTCAACGTCATCAAGGACGGCACGCTGCCCGTCTCCGACACGAACCCGGCCTGGCATGGCCAGTGTGTGCTGCTCTCGTACTCGCCGCTGGCGGTCGAGGTCGGCCAGGCGTCCATGACGACGATCGTATGCCCGACGTACGAGGGCAAGATCTTCCGCTACACGAGCGGTACGTACTCGTAAGTCATGGCGAGGGCGACTGTCCGCGTCAGCGGGCTTCGGGAGCTCAACCGCGCTCTCGACGGCTATGCGGACGGCGCCCAGAAGGACATGCGGAAGGATCTGCAGAAGGCAATCGAGCCTGTGCGCCGCGACGCCGAGCAGCTCGCCGTCAGTTCCATCCGCAACATCGGCCCGACGTGGGCTCGGATGCGTGCAGGGGCAACCTCGCGCGTGGCCTACGTGGCGCCGGCCACGCGGAACCGCGGCGGCTCGCCGCGCTCGAACCTGGGACGCCTGCTGTTCGAGGAGGCGATGCAACCGGCGCTCGAACAGAACGAGGCCGAGATCGAAGAGGCAGTCGAAGACCTGCTCGACGCAATCGGCCGCAGGTTCGGCTTCTGAGGAGAGGAGATGGCGTAGGTGGCAGATCGCATCGAGGTAACGCTCGCCGGATACAACGGCGAGTACGAGATCGACTGGGAAGGAGCACCGCCGACAGGCGACGAGCTTCACCAGATCAAGCAGTTCTCCGGCGTACGAGCCGGGGAGGTAGGAGAAGGCCTGCGAGCGGGCGATTACGACCTGATCGTGATCCTGGCCGTGATCGCCATGCAGAGGGCGGGCAAGTTCAAGACCCTGCAGGTGCTCGACGTGGCCGCGGACCTTCGCAGCCGCCCGGCCGGCTTCATCAGGTACGTGGCCGACATGGAGGACGAAGCCGAAGACCCTCAGAGGGCGCCGGCGTCAGAGAGCGACGAGAGCGGCGACGACGGCGCGAAGCTGACGTCTTCTGGGCTCAGTTCCGAGAACGGTTCGGAGAGCCCAGCCGAGATCCCCGAACCTACTGGAACGCCCGTCTAGGGGCGTTCTGCGGCGTCAGCGTGTCCGAGATCGGGCTGCTGACGTACGCGCAGCTCATGGAGTGCCACAACCTCGTCGAGCAGTTCACGCAGAACGGAGGAGCCATTGCCGCGCAAACTCGTAGTCGAAGTCGTCGGCGACGCCAGCGGGCTTGATCGCTCCCTGAAGTCGGCCACGGGCTCGTCGTCTCGGTTTGGTGGCTCGCTCGCGGGCGTGGCCGCGAAGGTCGGCATCGCAGGCGCCGCGATCGCCGGCGGTGCCATCGCGATCAAGGGACTGATCGACAAGGCGACCGAGGCCGAGGTCGTGAATCGGAAGATGGAAGCGCAGCTCGACGCGCTCGGCATCTCCTACGACAAGCACGCCGGGACGATCGACCGCGTCATCCAGAAGCACTCCATGCTGACGGGGATCGACGACGAGGATCTGACGGAGGCCTTCACGAAGATCGTGCGCGTCACCGGCGACGTGAACGAGGCCTTGCGGCTGAACACGATCGCCGCCGACATCGCTCGCGCCCGCAACATGGATCTCGGAGCAGCGGCCGAGCTCGTGGGCAAGGTTCACGCCGGCAAGACGGGCATCCTCGCGAAGTACGGCATCGTCCTCGACAAGAACGCGACGTCAACGGAGGCACTCGCCGCGCTGCAGCAGAAGTTTGCAGGCCAGGCCGAGGCATCGGCGACCGTGCAGGAGAAGCTCGGCGTCGTCTGGGAAAACCTGCAGGAAAAGCTGGGCGCGAAGCTGCTGCCAGTCTTCGAGAAGTTCGGCAACTGGCTCGTCGAGAACATGCCGCAGATCGAGGCCACGGTCTCGAAGACGTTCAACACGATCGTCGACGCCGTGACGCCGTTCGCGCAGGCCTTCCAGGACGCGCTGCCGATCATCAAGCCGCTGTTCGACTTCCTCGGCGGCACCGTGCTGATGACGCTCGAGAACCTGATGACGCCGATGGTGGTCATCATCAAGCTCCTGAAGGGCGACTGGTCGGGCGCGTGGGAGGCGGCGAAGAAGCCGGTCGAGAACCTCTGGGAGTACCTGAGCGGCATCGTCAACGCCATCGGCCCGCTCATCATCGGCAAGTTCGAGGCGATTTACAACGCGGCCAAGAACCTGGGGGCGAAGATCCTCAGCGGCGTCAAGGACGGGGTAGCGGACCTCGTCGGCTGGGTGAGAGACAAGATCACGGACGCGATCCAGGCATACGTGGGACTCTACGCACGAGCTTTCAGCGCCGCGGTCGACTTCGGCGCGAAGATCCTCGGTGGCGTCAAGGATGGCATTGGCAACCTCGTCGCCTGGGTCGGCGGCAAGATCGACGATGCCATCGGCGCCGTCGGCGGCAAGATCGGTGCGATGTACAGCAAGGCGAAGGAGTTCGGTTCGGCCCTCTTCGACGGCATCAAGGACATGACGAAGGGACTGGGAGGGTTCCTGGTCGACGTCGTACGAGGCGGCATCAACGCGATGATCAGAGCCTGGAACGAGTTCCAGATCGACTTCCCAGGCTTCTCGCTGTTCGGCTTCGAGATCATCCCCGCGTTCACGATCAACTTCCCGGACATTCCCTACCTGGCTCAGGGTGGCATCGTGACGAAGCCGACACTGGCAATGATCGGAGAGGCTGGGCCGGAAGCGGTCATCCCACTGTCGGGACGAAATGCGATGCCGAGCGATGCGCCGCGCACGCCCATCATCATCAACGTCGCCGGCTCCGTGCTGACCGAGCAAGATCTCGTCGCCGCCGTCCAGCGGGGCATCATCGAGAAGGGTCGCCGCTCCGGTTACAACCTCATGGGCGGTTACGCCTGATGCCGACCGCGATACCGAACGGCGGCTCGGCAATCACGACCTCCGAGCTCGGCGCCTACTACGCCGTGTCCTCGATCGCCAGCGGCCAGCAGACGTCCACCGAGGCGGGGATTGCCACGGAGATCGACGAGAAGGCCGCGGCTGTCTCCCAGGGCTGGGAGGACTCGGGCGGACCGGGCGGCTTCCAGGCGGACGTGGCTGCCGAGATCGTCACCCGTGCCGCGGTGCTCCAGGGGCAGGTGCAGGCATCGGTTCGTCAGTGGGAGACGCCGGGCCGTGAGCGGGCCACGATGGAGATGATGGGCTCGCTCATGCAGGCGCTGATCGAGCGCGACAGACTGCTGCTCGAGCTCCGCGAGCGACTGAACGCCTCGCCCTACTGATGAGCATCACGACGCTGTCGCTGTATGAGTCGCTGCTGAAGCACGACCGGCCGATTGCTTGGTGGGGCTTCGACACCACAGACCCGCTCGAGGACGACTCCGGTCACGGCTACACGCTTACGAATGTCAACACCCCCACGGACGCGGCCTCACTCGTCACGCATGGCGACGGCGGCGCCTCCGGTAGCCGAGACTTCAACGGCACGACGCAGCGCTACACCGTCGACGGCACGATCATGGGCGATCCCACGGAGCCGCCCGTATTCGTCGACTCGGGGCAGATAACGCACAGCTCCGTTGACACGATGACCATCGTCGTAGGAGCGATGCAGGCCGGCGATCTGATGCTCATCCAGATCATTCACGGCACGGCCGCGGCGACGATCACGTCCACTCCGGCAGGCTGGACTCAGGTGGGCACCACGCTGAACGCAGGCAGCGTCGCCGTAGCGACCTTCAAGCGCACGCCGTCGTCGGACGAGCCAGCCGCGCAGTACGAGTGGGTATGGAGCGCGTCGGCAAACCAGACGGCGGTCTGGGGCATCTGGCGAGGAGCCGACCCCGGCGTTTCGGGGCTCGTCTATGACTCCGACAGGCAGGCGACGTCATCTGACGACTTCCACCAGACGACGACAGAGACGAACCCGATCATGGCGCGCGCCATCGTCTTCTGGGCTGACGAGGCGACAGCGCAGATCATTCCCGACGCGACGGCCGCCGGCGAGTTCCGCGAGCAGGTCAACCTCCTGGCCGATCCTGGGACGTTCATGCGGCTCGCGCTTCTTGACTACTTCATCCCCGAGGCGGGCAGCGTCACGAAGTCCTGCTCGACGAGCGTCGACACCACGCTCGGCGCCACGCTGGTCACCTTCGGATCGCCGAACGCCACGCAAGAGGACGTGCTGGACTCGATTGCCGAGACGATGTCGATCCACGTTCTCATCCGGCCGGACACCGTCGCTGCCGGCTCGCGCACGATCATTCGCAAGCACCAGGCCTGGGGGCTGCAACTGAACGGCGCGACGGTCGAGTTCCTCTACCGCGACGGTGGCGGCGTCGACCGCACCGTCACCGGCCCGACCGTCTCGGCATCCACGGTCACCCATCTCGTCGTCGTCGACGACGGCACGACCATCCACTTCTACAAGGACGGCGTCGAGACGACGGCCGCGCGCGCCGGCACGGCGGGCTACACCCAGAACACGAACACCGTCAACATCGGCGCCTACCACAACGGCGTCAGCGCCTCGAACTTCTGGGACGGCCGCCTCGACGAGCTGGCGATCTGGAACGTCGCGCTGTCCGACAACATGGCGAGCTCCTACTACGTTGCCCACAGCGCCGGCACGTTCGGCACCGACCTGGACAGTCGGATGCCGCGCGTGAAGCTCGAGATCGCCTGGGCCTCCGCACCGACAGACGAGTGCCTCGTCTGGGAGGACATGACCGACTACGCCCGCAACACGGAGGGGCTGGCGATCCAGCGAGGGCGCAGCGCCGAGCTCGATCGGGCCGAGACCGGCACTATGAACTTCGCGCTCTCCTGCAACGAGCGTGAGTTCGACCCGAACTACGCCTCGTCCCCGTTCTACCCGAATGTGAAGCCGACGCGCGCCGTGCGCTTCCGGGCGCAGTCGGACACCGACGCGGTCGTCTGGTCTCGATTCTTCGGCTACACACAGGGCTGGCCACAGCGCCGCAACCAGGGAGCGTTCGACATCGTCGCAGTCTTCACCGCGGCCGATCCCGCCTTCGCCCTGGCGCTGGACAAGGTTCAGGGCTCGATGGCGCGTCCGCCGGAGTACGCCGGCGATCGCTTGGACGCCGTCCTCGGCGACATTCCGAATCTGAAGGTCGATCTGGAGGCGGGGCAATCGGAGCTCGTCGCCGCCGACCTCGACGGCGTGAATCGGCTCGAGCACTCGCAGGCCGTCGTCGAATCCGACGGGGGCATCCTGTTCGCGGCCGGCGACGGCACGATGACCTTTCACGACCGCCATCACCGGACGATCTACGAGAGCACCGTGCGCGCCACCTACGGCGACGGCGGGGGATCAGAGCTGCCCATCGAGCACCAAGAGCCTGCGATCGACGAGGGGCACCTGTTCACCGCGGCCCGCATCACGGATGCCTTCGGCCGTGTAGCCAGCGCGAGTGACGACGCCGCGGCGCTGGAGCACTTCGTGCGCACGAAAGATCTGGCCACGCTGCAGACGAACGCGAACGAGGCGCAGGCGATGGCCGAGGCGTTTGCCCATCGTTACGCGACGCCGCGCGAGCGCATCCCCGATCTGCGTATCAATCCGACGGCGCATCCGACGACGCCGCTCACGATGTGGGAGACGGCGCTCGGTCACGAGATCGGCCACCGCATCGAGACGGTCGAGCGCGTGGGAGGCGACGGCAGCTCCGTCAGCCGCGAGGTGTTCATCGAGGGCATCACCGACCGCGTCAGGGCCCGCGACTGGCGGATCTCGCTCCGTACCTCCCCGGCAGACCTCGAGGGCAACTACTGGCTGCTCGGGACGGGCGAGCTCGGCGACGAAGAGGGCATCACTTCAACGGCACTCGGCTGGTAGGAGGAGGCGCATGGGCTGGACTGACCCGCGGACGTGGGTGACCGACGAAGTCGTGACGGCGGGGATCATGAACACGCACGTCCGCGACAACCTGCTCGCGCTGCCGCACCTGTTCCACGCGGAGAACACGAACATTCCCTGCTCGAACACGACGAACCAGACCTCGCAGTTCACGACCCCGCCCGTCATCCCCGCCGACGCGCTCGGTGAGAGCGGCCGCATCATCATCGAGATCTGGGGCGACTACCTCTACAACAACTCGCAGACGCTGACGTACCGCGTGAAGTTCGGCGGCACGACGCACATCACGAACACGCACATCTCCGGGCTGGGGCTGTCGGGAACGACCTTCTCCTACAAGACGACCATCGACATCCTCAACAAGGGCGCGACGGACTCACAGCACATCCACCTGCACGTCATCGGCCCGAACACGGCAGGCGAGCCAGACCTGCTGCTGGCCGGCTCACGGGCCACCGGCACGATCGACACGACCGCCGATCAGACGCTCGACGTGAGCGTCCAGTGGGGCGGGGCCTCGTCGTCGGTCGCATGGGACAAGGAAGTGTCGCGCGTCTACATCGCGCAGGCCTGAGAGGGGATACATGGCTGACGAGATCAAAGCCGTCTGTCGACGGGACTACTACCCTGCCTCGAAGTCGTCAGGCAGCCGCCGGCTGTCCACGATCACGCTGATCGTCATGCACTCGGCAGAGGCGATGTCTGCATCCGGCGTCGCGCGCTACTTCCAGAGCTCGTCAGCGGGTGGCTCAGCACACATCACGGTCGACGACCGAGAGTGCCAGCGCAGCCTGCCGAACGGCGCCATCCCATGGGGCGCTCCCGGCGCGAATCGCCAGGGTTTTCACGTCGAGATGTGCGGGTTCGCATCCTGGACACGGGCCGAGTGGATGCATCACGACGAGACGCTCCGCAGGGCCGCGTACAAGGCCGCCCTGCACTGCGTGAAGTTCGACATCCCGACCAAGCTGCTCAAGGCTCCCGATCTCAAGGCGGGCAAGTCGGGGATCACGACGCATGTCGAGGTGTCTCGGGCCTTCGGTGGCTCCGATCATTGGGATCCCGGCAGGGGCTGGCCGTCCGACAGGTTCATGGCATACGTCAGGGCGTATGCGAAGTCTCTGGGGCGGTAATGGAGTACGAGCGCTGGCAGGACTCGGTTGAGAAGCGGCTCGAGGCGCTCGAGAGCGAGCTTCACGGAAAGAACGGGCTCGCGCAGAAGATGGCGGGCCTGAGCGCCCGCGTAACGCTGGCGGTGGCGATTCTGCTCTCCCTGATCGGGCTCGTCACCGTTCACGCATTGAACCCATAAGAGGAGGGGAGCAGCATGAAGTTCATCGGTCAGGCGCTCCGCGCCTTCTACGCGGCGCTCGTCGCCGCCCTGTCGGGCCTCGTCACCGTGCTCGTCGGCGACTCCGGGCTCGGCGATCTCACCGCCGGCCAGTGGGTGACGATCGCGCTCGCAGCGCTCGTCGCCTTCGGCGGGGTGTACGGGATCTCAAACCGGAAATGAACGACGAAAAGCCGCGCTTCCGCTACCGCTCGGCGATCACCGGGCTCTTCGTCAGGCTCGCCGTCTGGCGGCGCTGGCCGCGCTCCACCGTGCGCGAGAAGGTGAAGAAGTAGGTGCCGACCATTCATCAGCGGGCGGGCCTCCGAATCAACGACGACACCGCTATCGGCTTCATGCCGGGGGAGTACATCGAGACGCTGATCCGTGCCGGCTATGGGCGTGTCGAGTTCCTGCTCAACACGCCGACCGTGATCAAGGACGTGCCTGCCTGGAAGGTTCGGAAGGCGCGCGAGTACGGCGCTGTCTCCTGGGGAGTGGGCTGGGCCGACTCGTTCTCCGACCCGTTCGAGTTCCATGCATTCTTGCTCTCGGAGAGGCGACGCATCTTCGCGGACACCGGCCTCACGTTCTCTGGCTTCGTCGTGAACGCGGAAGATGGCACGGAGGCGCGCGATCAAGGCGGAGAGAAGTGGAGCAGGCACTTCCTCGACTGCTTTCGGACACACCCGGAGACGAAGAAGCTCGCGCTCCATCTCGACACGTACATCGGCTGCGGCGGGCTTGAGCTTCCGTACTGGCAGAAGAGAGGTGCGCGGCTGACGTGCCAGACGCATCACGAGTCGCAGACGCACGAGTGGCCGATCGACGGTTACGTCACCTGGGCGAACGCTCACGGCTGGAAGGGCGTCGCCACGATCAAGCCCGAGTTCGGCGTCTACAACCCCAAGCCGAACCGGGCCGATCAGATCGCAGCGGCGAAGCGCGCCGGGACGATCGGCTTCACCGCGTACTACGCGGAGGCGGCAGGGGATCCGAAAGAGCATCTCATTCCCCTGCTCAATGAAGCGCGTGCGGCAGGAGTCTGCGCATGAGGCGCAACTTCAACGGAGCAACGCCACCGGAGAAGCGATTCTGGAGCGGCGTAGAGAAGACCGCGGACTGCTGGCTCTGGCTGGGCCAGGTCAGAAACGGTTACGGCCGCATGCGGCTCAACGGGAAGCTGATCTCAGTACACCGCTTCGCCTACGAACTCTTGGTAGGGCCGATCCCCGACGGGCTGACACTCGACCATCTCTGCCGCAACAGGAGCTGCGTGAATCCCGACCACCTGGAGCCCGTCACGATGACGGTGAACTGTCTGCGCGGGGAGAGCTTCGCAGCGCGAAACGCGCGGCAGACGCATTGCCGCCACGGGCACGAGTTCACCGCGCAGAACACCTACCGTCGGCCGGGGCACAGCAACCGCTACTGCCGGAAGTGCCTCACACGTCGCTCAACCGAGTATCGCCGTAACCGGCAAGAGGCGCGCGCCGCAGGCGTCGCCTTCTAAGAGGGCGCGAGGCGCGCCCGACGCGGCCACCCGGCGAGGTGGGCCGCGGGCTCTGTCATCTCACAAGGAGGCGACTTGCGAGTTCTCGTTCTGCTCGCGTGTATCGCAACCGTGGCCGTCTGCGCCGTTCCCTCGAAGGGAGCCGCACCGCCACAGAGACCGAACTGGTCACAACTCGACAAGAGCATCCACACGGCGATCGGGTACGCGGCCCGCACCTGGGGCGTGTCCTATTCGTGGCTCCATTCCTGCGCTCACTCAGAGGGCGGGCACGGCCGTTTCATCGACACACCGGGCGACGGCGATGGCTGGTTCCAGTTCCTGCCGGGCACCTGGACGTGGATGTCGAACGCCGCCTGGAAGGCCGGCCACAAGCTCGGCCCGCACAAGACGCCACCGAGTCGCTACCGGCTCGTCACGTCACGTCTCGGGCAAGCATGGACGGCAGCCTGGGCCTTCAATGCCGGGTACGCGTATCACTGGTACGGATCCGGCTGCTGACTTGCAAAGCAACCTTCAGCGCCCTCGTCCCGCAATCGCGCGGGGCGGGGGCGCTCTTTGTCGTTCTACCTCTGTCCCTCGATTAGGACGCGCACCTTCCCGCCCTCCTCGGATGTCACCGAGGCCGAGATGCGACAGCTCTTCGCCTTCCCGATCGAAAGCACAATCGACCCGCCACTCCTCACCGTTGTGTCGGGCAAGTCGCAGGAGAAGTAGCCTCCGAGCTCTGGCTCGACGCCGAATGCTCGAAGCCGGATCGCCTTCGGCCTGTTCACGCTCACGTTCGCGCTGGCGTAGCTGTAGTACGTACTGTCGTCCTCGGCCTGTGCCAGTACGCGCCACGGGCCTGTTGCGGCGACCGCAGCACCGGCCATGAACGCTCCGAGCACGACCAGGAATACCACTACCCTCATCGTTCGCCTCCTACTAGAATCGCTTCGTAGATGCCGTCAGCCGCCCGCGCCGTCTGCGAGTGCCCCGTGCAGGTCTCCGTGAGCCCGAAGCGCCGGCCGGGTGGCGGCACGTTCCCGAGCTGCGACACCTGCGGCGGGATCGTGCTGGAGCCGAGGCCGTTCATTGGGCCGTCCGGTTCTGACGTGGCGACGCGTCTCGTTCGAGTCGAGCGACTAGCTCTTCGAGCACTTGCTCTATCCGCTCGAGCCGGGCGTTCGTCTCTTCGTCTCGTTCGATAGCAGCGTCACCGTGTAGGAACCAGTCGAGCGGCTTGCCGTAGACCTCGGCGAGTCGGTTGAGGTCGCGCCATGGCACGCGGACGTGCTCCCAGTTCTCGATCGTCCGTTTGTGGACGCTCAGAAGATCGGCAGCCTCGGCCTGCGTGAGCCCCGCCTCCTCACGAGCCTGGGCGATTCGCTGGACGATCTGCTCCCGCTCCAGCTCCATCGCGAGCAAAAAAGTACGGAATGTGCGGGAAGTTGTCGTCGGATTTATCGTACGTCCCTCTTGACGTGTGACTCGCATGTGACCTAGTATCGGTCACACGTTATGTACGAGTCAAGTGAGGACGTACCGCGACACGCTGGCCGGAAGCTCAGAAGCGGCCGCCTGCCGGTGGCGGTCTACCTCCAGCCTGAGATGTACGACGCACTAAAGGCCCGCGCGCTGCGGACGGATCGCTCCATGGCTTACGTCATAGAGCGTGCTCTGAGGCGCCATCTGCGCGAAGAGAGGAAGGCCGCGTGACGGACTCGGATTTTATGCTCGCCGTCCTTCAGGAGACGCCAGACGAGTACGTCGCGCAGGCCGAGATCTTGAAGCGTTCGTACATCGCACGCGGCTGCGGGATGACGCCGCACAGTCGCGCGAGCGATCTGCGTCGCCGCGGGCACGTCATCGAATGGCACGGCGAGCGCGTGAACGGCCGCGTCATCTCCTACTACAGGCTCGTTACGGCCTCCCTGTCCTCGCCGCCCGGTCTCGGCCTTCCACCAGGGCTGGAATCGGGCGGCGAGGAGAGCGAGGCTCTAGCCCGGCCGGGTACGAGCGCCGAGAGCCGAATGAGCTGGGATGACACAGCCACCGAGTCGGAGGATGCCTCGCTCACTCTGTTCGACCCGCCCGCTGAGTCGAAGGCGCCGGCGTGGGCGTAGCAGACGTCGAGTACGTCGACAAGCGCCGCATCGTCGACGCCGCCTACGACCTCGTCCTGCTCGAACTCACGGGCGAGGACAATGCATCCACGCGGCGGCTGGTCAGCGCTCTGCGCGGCGAGCACCTGCGCGCGCTCGACCTTCTCGTGGAGTGGCGGGCCGGCTTCCGAGAACTTCGTGCCATGATCGAGGCCGCTAAGACGGACAACGACATCGAGCCGCAGAGCTTGAAGGTCGTCGAGTGACTACCGCCATCGCCATCCGCGAGACTGAGCGGCTCGACGTCGAGCAGCTGAAGTTCATCGCCGCGACGGAGTTCGTGCCCAAGCACTACCGCGGCAAGTTGCCCGAGATCCTGGCCTGCGTCGCCACCGGCCGCGAGCTCGGCCTCGGCGACCTCGAGGCGCTGCGGCTCATCTATGTCGTCGACGGCAAGCCGACGCTCTCTGCCGAGCTGATGGTGAAGCTCGTGCGCCGCCGCGGCCACTCGCTCACGGGCGAGATGGGCGAGGGCTCTGCCACCGTCACCGGCAGGCGCGAGGACAACGGCGACGAGATGACCGTGACCTGGACGCTGGCGATGGCCGAGCGCGCCGGCATCTCGGGCAAGACGAACTGGCAGCGGTATCCCGAAGCGATGCTCTGGGCCCGCGCCGTCTCGCAGCTCTGCCGAATGCTGTTCGCCGACTGCCTCGCAGGGCTGTCGCATACGCCGGAGGAGCTCGGCGTCGATGAGCCGCCGTTCGTGGAGATCTCAGAGCCGCCGACGATCGAGGGCCCGGGCGAGGCGCGGGTGCCGGAAGTCGCCGCAGGTGAGCAGGAGTCGATCTTTGGGCAGATGGCCGAAGACACGCAGCAGAAGAAGGGGAAGAAGGGAGCACCGTGAGCAAGGAGACACCCCGCACTATTGAGATCCCTGCGCCGGACTTCCGCGACATGATCGTGACCGTTCGCGGGCGACCGCCGGGCGCGTGAAGGTTCGCCAACTCGAAGGCGCGCGCCTCTCGCAGCTCGCACGCTGCCCGCGAGCCTGCGCGATTCAGGGCCGCGGCGAGCAGGCATCCCCGCCATCGGAACGCACGAGACGGTTGTGGGCCAGAGGAAACATGTTCGCCTGGTACGCCTGGAGGCAGTTCTGCGAGCAGTACGGGGAGGACAACGTCGAGCGCGAGCGCGAGATCCCCTGGCCGCTCGGCGTCGGTCACTGCGATCTCTACGTGAAGACGGAGAAGCTGCTGGTCGAAGTCAAGTCCTCGACATCCCCGCAATCTCTCATCGACTCCGCGATCCAGCAGGTGCGGATGTACCTGCGGTTCGACCCCGAGGCAGAGCACGCGGCGCTGTACGTGATCGACCCCGTCGACCTCGACCGCGAGGACTTCCTGGCCGTGAAGTTGGGCGAGGAGGATGCGGAGCAGATCGATGCGCTCGTCAGGGAAGTCGCGCTGGCTATCGACGGCCAGGAGTTGCCTGCCTGCTCGCAGGACTCGCCGAGCGCGTGCCGGTTCTCGGGCTGCGGCTTCACCGACGTCGCCTGGCAGGACTGGCAGCCGCCCGAGCCGACGCAGAAGGACGACCCCGAGCTCGTTCAGGCGGCGCTCGAATGGCACAAGCAGCGCGAGTATCGGCGCGAGCTCGAGCAGGGCGTCGACGCCGCGAAGATCGTCGAGACCGAACTGCACGACAAGTTGATCGAAGCGGGGCTGCCCGAAGGCGACTCCGTGCTCGGCGGCCGCATCCGCATGAAGCGGACGAAGGTGGCCGGGCGCGTCACGGCACGCATCGCCGATGCGCGCAAGGCCGGCGTCTGGACGGCCGAGCTCGACGCCATGCTCGGCGACTACATCCGCATCGGGCAGCCGCACGAGCGGCTGACGTCCACGCTGCTGGAGGCCTCATGACGAACGGCCTGCTAATCGCGGTCATGGTCGTCCTGGCGATCGTCGTCATGCGGGAGCTGTGGGGATGACCACGAACGGTCGCCGCGGATACGACTTCGAGCGCCGTGTCGCCGACTTCCTCCTGCGCGAGGGCGCGGCGCACGTCATCCGTTCTCCAGGCTCGCGCGGGCCCGCAGACCTGTACGCGTTCTACCTGCCGGACTCGCCATTGACGCGCAACAGGACGCGAGTCGACGTCATCCAGTGCAGGCGCGGCGGACGACTCGATGAGGCCGGGCGCACGCGGCTGATCGGGCTGGCGAAGGAGATCAACGCTCGGCCGCTCTTCGCGAAGCCGGGGCCGAAGGGCCGTGGCGTGCTGCTCGAGTCGGTGGAGATGCCGCTGTGACGAACGTCGTGCTTCCGGCACCGAACGTCAAGCTCGACGCCCGCTACTTCGACCATCCGAAGATCAAGCTCGTAGGGCAGGCCGTCGCGATGTTCAACTTCAACGCGCTCTGCTTCTGCAACAGGCACCTCACGGATGGACAGATTCGCACGGAAGACCTCACCGAGATCGTGGGACCGGTGCGCGAGCTCGAGATCAGTCACGTCCGCCAACCAACGCTGAACGGATCATCAGCGCCGATCGCAGATGTCATCGAAGAAGTGATCGAGCGCCTCATAGATGCCGGTCTCTGGGAACGATCAGATCACGGCTGGGTCATCCACGACTACGCGGACTGGCAGCCGACGCGGCAGGATCTCATCGATGCCTTCGAGGTAGTACAGCGGTACCGCGAGACTGACGAGCACGGGCTGCAAGTGCGCCCCCAGCGTCAGACAGAACTTCCCGCAAATAGCGGGGTTTTACCCCCGGTGTCGATTCCCGCAAATAGCGGATTTTTGATCGAGACTGATTCTTCGGTACCCCCGAAGGGGGTACCTTCAGCTGAGGCTACCCCCGAAGGGGGTAGCAGAAGCGGTAGTTCTTCTGGTTATTTAACCCATCAGTCAGTCTCAGTTCAGTCACGACTGACGCCTTCGGCTGAGACTGACAAGGATCAAGATCCAGAATCAGAACCGCTGAAAGGCGACCCGGAGTGGTTCGCGCAGGAGCTCCGGGGCGCGAATGGGCGTACCGTTTCGGCGATCCGAACCCTGGTGCGCCGCTACGGGCTCTCCGAGGCGGCGCTGTACGAGGCGCTCGAGATCGTCCGCGATCGCAAGCCGAAGAACGAAGCCGGCTACTTCGTGCGCTGCCTCCAGGACATCGGCGAGCGGAGTCGGGTGGCATGAGCGCGACCTTGACTCTCGCAGACGCAGCACGAATGATCCGCGAGGCGGTGAAGGATCGCTCCTATCGGGCGACGCCGGTCGGCCTCGAGGTCGCGCGCTACTACCGCTGGAAGCGAAACGAGTGGGGCGCCACGGCTTCGACGCTCCGCGACTACGAGGCGATCCTCGCGAGGCTGGCGATCGACCACGCTGACCTGACGCTGGCCGACTTCGAGCCCCCCGTCGGCACCGAGCGCATTCGTGAGTTCTGGGATCGTCACTGGGCAGAGCGAACGCCCAGAACTCGCGCGAAGGTGCTGTCGGTGATCCGGGACTTCTTCGCATGGGCGGTACGTGAGCGAGGGCTCCAGGGGAACCCGACACTGGCGATCCAGGCGCCGAAGCGCCGGGGAGTCGAGCGGACGGTGTTCTCACGCCAGATCGTCCAGAGGATCATCGCGGGGCAGTCGCTGCTCTCAGACCGGCTCGCCTGCCGTCTGATCCTCGAATCCGCACTGCGCAAGGCCGAGCTCGCCGCCGTGCGCTTCAAGCACTTCGACCTCGAGCGTCAGCGGCTGACAGTGTTCGGCAAGGGCGGGAAGGTGCGCTCGGTTCCGATCGTCGACCGGCACTTCTGGCGCGACCTGGGCGTGCTCCAGCTCGAGCGGATGCCCGAGCCCGATCACTACCTGCTCCCGAAGCCGCCGATGACACGCAGAGTCGGATCGTGGCCGGACTACCGCTTCGCAGTCGTTCGCGAGTTCCCAGACCAGCCCATCTCGGCGACGTCGATGCATCGCTGGTGGTACGCGCGTCTCGTCGAGGCTGGAGTGATCTCTGACGGCACGACGTCCGGCGAGGGGATGCACCGCGGCCGGCACACTGCGCTCACCGACCTGACGCGGTTCCCCGGCGCGAACCTGAAGCACGTCCAGCTATTCGCCGGCCACGCGTCTGAGGCGACCACGGCGGACATCTACGCGCACCTGGACGACGTCGACCTGGAGCTCGTGCTGCGAGCGATGTACGAGGGCCGCGATGGCGACTAGGAATCCCCGCTCGGAAACCCCCGATTTGCGGGGAAAGTGGAGGCGGGGGGAATCGAACCCCCGTGCTGTTCCGCTCGGATTCCTGCCGCGTGCAGGTAGTTCGCGTTTAGGACGCTACACGAAGGCCAGGGGCGGGTGCCGTGACCGGCTCTGACGTGAAGGCGCAGGTGATGGAGGCCGAACCGACAGGAGGACGGCGATGAGTAAGCGGACGGCAATGCCCGACCTCGGTGCGCTCGTGCTCGCACACGGCGCACACAAAGACCGTAAGGACGGCGTCTGCATCATGGAAGCCGTCGCCTGGATCGCAGGCGAGAAGCATTCGGATCACCCCGAGTGCGTCTCTCCCGCGATAGCGGCGTTCCTTCGCACCTGGAACGACTGCTTGAACGACGCTGACCGGCAGATGCTCAAGCCATACGTGACTAAGGTCATCGGCACAAAGACGACCGCCAAAGACGAGACGACGCGCGCGTGGCTCGCGACCGACTGGCTGGCCCGCGAATGCGCCCCGGCTTGGCTGCGGCTAGCTGGCCTTACCGAGCACGCTGAAACCTTGGAGAAGCTCGCCCCCATCGTTAGCGACGCGAGTGCGAAGAAGGCTCAGGGCTCATTGAGGGCGGCGAGGAGCGCGGCGAGGAGCTCGGCGTGGAGCGCGGCGTGGAGCGCGGCGAGGAGCGCGGCGAGGAGCGCGGCGGAGAGCGCGGCGTGGAGCGCGGCGAGGAGCGCGGCGGAGAGCGCGGCGGAGAGCGCGGCGTGGAGCGCGGCGGAGAGCGCGGCGGAGAGCGCGGCGTGGAGCGCGGCGAGGAGCGCGGC